CAGAGATCGGACTGCCGACTCCGACAATAGTTTCGTCCGGCAACGGGCTGCACGTTTACTGGATACTCTCAGAGATCATATCCGCCGGGCAGTGGGAAAAGCTGTCCATCGCCCTGCGCTACGCGCTGGCTGAAAAGAATCTGATGATCGACACCAGCAAAATCCACGACCCGTCCATGGTGCTGCGCCCGGTAGGTACGCACCACAAAAAGCAGCTACCATGGAAACCCGTGGTGTGCGTGCTGGAGTCCAGCGATAACGACCCGATCGAGCTGGCGACAATACTCAAGCCGTGGTTCCACTACGTCAAACAAGCCGTGGCTCCCACACAGAAGAAGGCAGGCAAAACATCGAAGATCGCTGCCGCCGTGCTGCAGACGAACGACGTGGACGTGATGCTTGTCGCGGGGAACTGCAAACAGATCGCCGCGCTGGTTTCCTCTGGGGGTGACACTGACGCCGCTGGTCGCGTGGTGGAAGAGCCCATGTGGCGGGCGTCCATGGGCATCGCCAAGTACGCCATCGATGTAGAAACCGCCATCGACCTACTGGCCGGCGGGCACCCTGATTTCGACCCAGACACGAGCATGGCCAAAGTGCTGGGGTGGAAGGGTACTGGGCCAACGACTTGCGCCGAGTTCGAGAAGCACTGCGCGAGCGGCTGTGATGGTTGCCCGTACCGGCACAAAGTGAAGACTCCAGCAGCTTTGAATTTCGTTGTCGCGCCACCGGCGCCACCGCCCGCCGGCGCCAAATTCACAGTGCCGACAGACTACCCTTCCGGGTACAGCGTTCTAAACGGCAAGATGATGCGCGAAGTGCCGGACGATACCGCCTCCAGCGGCAAGGCGCTCACAGCGTTTTGTGATTACGAGATGCACGTCACTGGCATATACAATGACCCATCGTCGGGCAAGTCAGCGTTCAAGCTGCTGATAAACTACCCACATGATGGCTGGAAAGAAGAAGATCATGATATTGGTTTGGTCGCTACCGGAGGCAAAGAATTTGCGACACTGCTGCTCAACCGGCAGGTGTTCGTCGGCAAGCCAGCGGAGCAGGAGATTATCAGGAGCTACCTTATGAGTTACTTGGCAAAAGTGCAGAGCGAGAGCCCGAGCGGCGTAGACTTCATCGCGTTCGGCTGGCAGAAAGACGGCTCGTTCTTGTGCGGGGAGACTGTAGTAAATTCCCCCAACGGGACAATATCTCGCAGACTCAGGGGAGCCGCTGCGCGGTACGCTGACATCATCAAGCCCAACGGCACCCGTGACGGCTGGATTGCTGGGGCCGCGCTACTCAACAACCCCGGGGCCGAAACGATCAAGGCAGCGATGCTGGTGGCCACAGCAGGTATTCTGGGGCCGATCGCTGGCAACGCATCGATGGTGCTATCCATTTACTCCACAGAGACCACCACAGGTAAGACACTGGCGCTGGTTGGCGCGAACAGCTTAATAGGCTCCCCACGGGAGCTATTCATGAATAAGAACGACACTCCAAACGCGCTTTTCAAAGTGCGTGGGGTACTCAACAATCTTCCCTGCACGATAGACGAGCTCACAGCAGCCGACGACAAAGATGTCGTCAGTCTGGCCTACGACCTCAGCCAAGGCCGCGAAAAGATCGCCATGGACAAGAACCGCGACCTGCGCGAGCCGGTGTTCTGGGATGGCCCCACGCTGATTACGACCAACATATCACTGCATCACAAGTTCGAAAACGCGCAGGCGGGCAACGACCCACTGAAGGCCCGCACATTCGAGATCCACCAGCACGACCGCAAGTTTATAACCGCGGACCCCAAGACCGGCTCCAGCTTTGGCTACGAGTTTTACGACGTAATGATGGAGAACAACGGTTGGGCGTTCCCAGAGCTTGTCGATCTGGTCGTCAAAGTGGGCGGCCCCAAAGAAGCATGGCGGCGCGGCGAGCAGGCGTTCATGCGCAAGTTCAACTTTGTGTTCGAGCCGCAAGAGCGCTTCTACCGTACAAGTATAGTGGCTGGTTGGATAATGGGGCAGCTAGGACGCACCACAGGGCTTATCCCGTTCGATGTGGACGCCACGACGCAGTACATGCTGGACATGGTGTTGGCGACCCGCAAGGACGCAGTAGAGGCCCGAGTGGACGTGTTCGACATCGTTGGCCAGTTCTTGCAGGAGTATAACGACCAGCTCATCGAGGTCACTGAGGTATACAACTCCTCGAAAGAGCAGGTGCGTATGCCAGCCCCAGAGCGCGTTGTGGCCCGCGTCAAGATAGTCTACGACAACAACTCGCCGATACTCCCCGGCAGCGTCCTATCGATCAACATCCCGCTGTTCCGCGCGTGGTTGTTGCGCGGCAAGGACAGTCTAGACCGCGTTGTCAGAGAGCTGCAGAGTAATGGCGCATTGATTTCGAAGAAGGAGCGTGTAACCATGTTCAAAGGATGCCAGAACAGGAACCCCGGCCAGACCAACTGCCTTATTGTGAACCTGAACCACCCGAGGTTCGCGGCAGCGCTCACCGGGGCCACCAAGACACAGAGCCCGATCACACTGGCGGTGCTCAATACCGCCGCAACACCATAGGAGGCCCGCCGTGGCCAGAGACTACAAGAGCGAGTACGAAAACTACCACGCGAGTGAGAAGCAGAAGAAGAACCGTGCTGCCCGCAATGCAGCGCGTAGCGTAATGGAGAAAGACGGTAAGGTCAGCAAGGGAGACGGCAAGGACGTGGATCACAAGACGCCGATCGCCAAAGGCGGCGGGAACGGCAAAGATAACTTGCGGGTTGTGCCAAAGTCAGCGAACCGATCCTTTGCACGAACCCGCAACGCAAAAATGAAGTGATTACTTCTTCTTGCTGGGCTGCTTGGCCATACACATGCCGGCAGCCTTGCACTTCGCAGGGGCTTTGCAGTCCTTGCATGGTTTGAACGCCGCCGCCTTACCTTTCGCTTTTCCGTACATCATCATCGTACCCTCGTTGGAAGTTAAAAATTATTTCTTGCGCACACCAGACGGCGTTACCGGCCAGCTTTTTCTCGCAGAACTTGTCTTCTTGGAAGCCATAGTTTTTTTCTGCGCTGGTGTCATCTTAGCAGCGGCAGCGGCGGGACGGCAAGCTGGGTAACTGCGAGTATTTTTGTCACTGCCTGAACGACCGCACTCTTTGCCGGTCTTTACGTCCACCCACTTTTCTCCGAACCACTTACCTAATCCGTCTTTGGCCATGCCGTTACCCCTTTACACGGTTGTCGGCGCCAGACCACGTGCCGCCGCGCTTTTTGTACTCCTTGGCAGCCCACGCGTTTGCATAGGCAGAAGGGTATACGTCGAATTTCTTTTTAGCTGCGGCCTTCACCCGGCTCCACAACGCTACATCATTCGAAATAGACTTTGCCATGCCAATCACCACTTGGCCTTGTCGGCCCAAAAAGCTGCGCTCATCTTGCCCTTGGCGATGTTACTCGCGTGGCGGGCTTTGAACGAAGCTCGCTTCTTTTTCATCGCTTCTGATTCGCCGGCTTTGGGAGCGCCAGCAGTGCTGGCTCCCTGTTCGCCGAAACGAATCGTCTTGATCTTATCACCTTCCTTGGCGACGACGATATGGGACTTCTTGGGGTGGGTCGGCGTGCGCTTGGGCTGGTTGTAGCCTGATACGCCAGCGCGTGCCAGCCTTGGGTCTTTTTTGTCTGTCATTCTGATGTGTCTCCTCTGGCTTCGTCGATTGCCTTTTGCATCCGCTCGTACAGCTTCTGCAGTTCTTTATCCAAGGCTTCGTAGTCTGGGCTGCCGCTCTGCGCTTCTTGCCGCTTCGCGCGTGACATAGCCATCTGGAAGTCCCGGCGGACACCATCAACTATAACCCCACGGATCGCCTCAGCTTCCTGCAGGTTGTTCTGGTACAGGCGCAGGCCGAGGAACGCCCGGGCGAACACCGCGGGGCTCTCAGTGACACCAGTGATACCGGTCTTGCCAGTAACAACATCCTTCATGTTCTGCAGGTTGCTTGGGCCGACGACAGGCGGCGAGAACACCCCATACGCGGACTTGGCGGCGTTGGCCATCTTCTGAAAATCAGTGTCGGTGACTTCGTGGATGGGCTTGCCAGTGTACACATCGACGCCGCCCAGAAAGGCTACAGCGAGGGTAAGCAGTGGGTTGCTGGGGTTTAGACCCATCGGTACCCACGACTGCCCCATAAAGCCGTTGGGCAGCCCGCCCCCCGAACCCGCCAGCGGGAAGTAATCCCCGATGCGCATATACACAGGATCTTCAGAGCCGCCGAACGGAAGCCGCATGTGCATGTAGGGGCCAATGCCGAACATACGGTTGCGGATGTACTCAGGCATCTTCTTGCGCGTTTCCTCGTCATCGTCATCC